ATGCAGAAACAGTTATTTATTAGTGAAATTAGCTGTAATTTCAATTTAAGAAGACCAAAGGTAGTCAACAAGCCTACTAATGTTTATTGTGTGGTATATGTTGGAGGAAAGCAACATTATTTTGCTACTGGCTTAAAGGTGTTGCCTAGTCAATGGAATAAGAAAAAGCAGATAGCAGAAGTAAGTAACACATTAACGACACTTGACAATAGAAACAATAATATTCTGAATGAGAAAATAAACCAGTTAAGAGAATATTATAAGGAATATATTGAGTATCTTTGCAGCAACCCAAACGACACCGATAAACTATGTAACTTTATTTATAAAGATATGAAAAAGGAAGACAACAAGCAGATAAAAGCAACGGACTTACTAGAACGTGCTTTAGAGATTTATATAAAGAGAGGAAAATCAAAAACGGTTTCTACTTTAAGAGGATATGACAATAAGATGAATGCTTTTAAAAAGTACATTAAAGATAGCAAAGTAGATGATAACTTAGAACTATTAACACAAAGAGGAATTAATAATTATCAAGAGTACCTACAGACAGAAGCAGACAAAGTTAAAGTAGGTAAAATGGGTGGAGGAAAAGAAAGCATAAACCAGAAGTGTCAATTTATTGCAAAACTAATAAATGAAGTCTTATGCTGCACTAATGATTTTATGGATTTAGCTATACAACCAGTAAAATATATTGCTTTAAAACGCAATAAGAAAAATAAGGAGGAAGGAGTACATTTTCCATTAGATGATAAAGAAATAAAGGCATTTGGGGAAGTAACTGACTTAAACGAGAAACAAATCTTATATAGGGATATATTTGTTTTACAGTGTAGTTGTGGGCAGCGTGTTTCAGACCTTAAACAGTTAATAATGGGTAATTATACCAAAGATGAAGATAACTTAATACTGTTAAAGACACAGAAAGAGAGTACACCAGCATACATCTATGAAACAGAAGAAATAAAAAAGATATTAGACAAATTAAAAAGATACATATTCGACTATAAAGGAAGAACGTGTTTAAAAGCTGGAGAATATAGAATTAATCTAGACAATTTAGATAATGACCCACAATATAATGAAGCAATAAAACTTATAGCTAAAAAAGCAAATCTAAATCGTATATGGACTTATAGGGATGCACAAGATAGACCTTTAAGCAATCCTATACATAAAATAATATCATCACATTGTGCAAGACATACATTTGCAACTATAATGAGAGCTAAAGGATATGGAGCTGATAAAGTATGCTGGTTGTTAGGACACGTAGATGATACAATGGTTAAAGCTGTTTATGCACATAATGATAATAAGTTAATATCAAAACAATTAAATGAAACAAGAAAAACTATTGAGGGGGAAGATAAAACAAAAACAGACGCTTTACAATCTTCATTTGCTTATGATAGTTTAAAAGAGTTGGAAAGAATGAAAGATAACGGTATAAATATATTACCATTGTCTGATAAGTGTATATCCATAATTAAAGATACTAGCAATCTTAAAAAAGCTATTCAATTAATGAATACAGCACCTACAGAAGAGCAAGAAGAATTTATAAACAAAGTCAAAGAGATAGGTAAAGTAATATGGTATATTGCGGAGCATAAAGCAGACACAACACTATATAATATTTATGAGTATAAGTGTAAAGAATTAGGTATTATAGGTAAAGTAACAGATATAAACCTATTAGAGTATATGTTTGAACAAGACTTAAGGGATGAAGAACTAGAATATTATTCAGATAAAGCACAAGCAGAAAGACATTTCGAAGATAACAAAAAAGCCAGCTCCAAATAAGGAACTGGCTTTACTCTTTAATATATTAAGCTATCTACAAAGTCTATATAATTTAACCTACTACAGTGTAATCTCATATACTCATTTTTTTCTGTATCAAAACTAATTATTCTACCATCATCCATTACATAGATACCCACAACTTTAGTAGTACCTTTAACTATTCCATAATAAGCAGTACTATTAGCTTTACCTTCTTTTGGAAGATTTACACCATACTCTCTATATTTAATAATACTATCATTACTAATATAAGGATTAGCTTTTACTTTCTTAGCTAATTCATTACTTTTTTGGAGTATCAAATTATCATAGTATCTAATGGAATCTATTGCACAATAATCTCTTTGTACTATTGTATCTACAATCTCTATATTATTTTCTTTAGCATAAGTTTCTAATGGGTTATTAGACTTATTGCAGCTTACTAATGTTATCAATGTGATTAATAAAATAAATAATGTCTTTTTCATAATGTGTATTTTTTAGCGTATTGTTTAGGTAATAAATAAGTTTCTTTATCTATATCTCCAGTTTTATAAACCGTACTGTTAGGTAATGATTTATTTTCCAGTACTACTACTTTATCTGCAATCATTTTCTTAATATCTCTATAGCTAAATAGATACATAGTATCACCAAAGAAATAAACCATCCAGCAATTATTAGTAGTTCCATTATTCTATAGTATATCCATATAATCTAATTTCTATTTCTCCATTATATAAGTATCGTAACTTTCATATCTGGGATTTCTATTCTTAATTTCTACTCCTACTACTTTACTTTTATATGTAAAGAAACAATCTATCCTATCATAATCTCCTTTAGTAAACTATATATCAGTAACTCCTTTACTAAGTAAGAACTACTATAATTTCTATCTACCTATAAGTTCACTTTTCTAATATCCGTTCATAATGATTAAATTTTAAAGGTTAATTTTATTTTATCTATCATATAACCCCTAGTAGGTTTACCTTCTATTTTTTTTACTTTTTCTACAGCATCATAGTAAGGAGATTCTGTTATTAAGGATGCTTTTACTTTTAGTTCTATTCCATACTTATTAAAGAGCTTAGCAAATATTATTTTTAAATCCTTAGTGCTAATGAATCCAGCTCCTATTTCAGCATATATATCTCTGTAAACTCTTTCCAGTTTTATTTTATCATCTACTCTAGCTAACATTTTTTCTTTATTATAATGGAGTGTATGTATTTCTGTTACTGATAAGTATTTAACAATATTCTCAAACTCTGGATAATCAGTTAAATATTCCTCGCTCCTATTAGATAGATAATCATTTAATAAGTCTTTATAGCTAATTGTTATAGCTTTCTTAACTTTAATATTAAAATCATCCCAGATTTGTTGGTTAGTATATATGCTAAATCTTTTACTCTTATTATAAGCAGCTCTTATACCAAACCCATCTTTGTATTGCTTTCTGATTGACTGCTTATAAATAAATGATTGTCTTTTAAGCTCATTAATTTTCATTTCTCCATTAACTATAGAAATAAGAGATTTTTCTAAGTTTAAATCCTTACTATAGGAATCTCTTTCCTCATTACTCATTTTTTGCCAACCAGATATTTTAAGTTTAGCATCAGATTCTTTATCACTCATTAGCTGGTTAAACTCATTATCATCTAAGATATGATTATTATTACTATAAAAGTGTACTATAAAGTTTCTAAATATGTTATGGTACTCTTTATTATCTCTTAATCTACCTACTATTTGCTCTAATGTTGTAGATATATCTACTAAGGTAGTATCTCTGTAACCATCGCTTACAACAACAACTAAAGCATTATTACTAAACATATTACAACCTTGAAACCCTTTCTTTGTAAAGAAGTTAATCTTTTTATTAGGGTTGGTTACTGGCTCTATCTCATAATCTCCTAATATTTTCTTATTACGGATTCTATTAGCACAACTGATTTTAACCAACTCTGGATTTATCTTTAAAGTATTTACTATTTGCTCTATACCAGTAACAGTATTAAAGAAAATAAATAACTGTTCTACATCTATACCACCTATATTTAGACCATTTTCTAAAAACTCATTTATAAAGTTAGTAACACCAGTGATAAGTTTAGTAGTCTTATATCTCATTACATTTACTTTCTCTGTTTCGTCCCAGATTACTTTATAATGTGGTAATTCCTTAAATGCTGGTATCTCAAAACTAATATCTATAGGAGTAGCAGATAATAAAGAATAATGGTTAAACAGCTTAATAGTTTCTAATAGCTTAGTTATTGAATCCTCCCTATAATCCATTTCACTTAATAATAAATGATACTCGTCTACTACTATATACCAATCATTAGGATTATCTATCCATTTTAATATCTTATTACTAAAGCTATCATAAGTAACTGCTATTTTCTTAATCTCATTCTCTTTACAATACCTTCTAAACTCTGGCTCATATACTCCAGCATAACATTTAAAGATATTATATTTATTATTCTTATCTGCTGCTATACTATCTACTAAATCTCTAAATGGACACACTATAATATAATTCTTATCACAATTTGCAGCAGAATATGTACCGCCTACATCTGGCTTAGTCTTATTTATAATTCCATCTGGTAATCCATTTTTAAATAATTCTAATTCACTTAAATAACGGTGTGAGCCACCTTTAATAATAATTTCATTCATTTTTGATTAGTTTTTAGGGTTAAATTAAAAATATCTATCTAAAGTGTGTTTGTAGTGTGGTTACATTTTTTAGGCTTATATAAGTAACAAAGTAATTTTTTTGTAACCTTGAAAATCAAAGAAAAGGGCTACTTAAAGCCCTATTTCTCGATTCAACCTAAAAAAATAATCATTATGTTTATCTATTGTTGCAAACACTTTCTCTAATTTTTCTATAACAAATATATAATATTTTTTTAGCGTTTCCAAGTGAATAAAAAATTATTTTTCTGAATTTTTAATAGACTACTTTAGGCTTTAATTTAAGTCAAAATCTGGTATTTGAGTGATACACTTTTCTTAAAAATCAACTATAAATAAGCATATATTCAATATTATAAATTTATGCTATAACTATTTGGAATACAGTTTAATTACATATATATTTGCTATAAGAATATTGATATAAACAACTATAAATAATAACTATAATATGCCTACTTTATAGAAAGCTTCTAAAATTTATCATAACAGATAGATAAATAAGGAATAGAGAACTGATATTTATTAGAGTAAATAGTGGAAAAAGTTAAGACTATCTTATATAATGTAGCATCCACTTTGTGAAATATGCTTAGCTTTAGGTAAGACTACTCCAGCAGAAGATATACATCATAAGGATAGCTTTCTAAACTACTCTGGAAATATGAGATTAAAAGTAGCTTATGATTATAATAATCTTATAGCTTTATGCAAATAGCATCATTCTTATTTACATAGAAATGGAACAACACACGGACTAAATTTAGATGCTGTTGTTAAAGAATTATCTCCTATGGTGTAATAGTAGCACAACTTTCTCTAAAAGAGTGAGATTCTGGGCGGAACAGAATGGGAGGACTAAACTTTATTAAATAGATTGAAATATGAGAATAGACAAATTTATAAAAACTAATGATACGAAGGTAGAACAGCTTACTAAAATGATGGCTGAAACCTTAGTTAATGCAGAAGGTATAGCTAATTTAGCTTACTTATGGGATTTAGAAGATAGTCAGATTTATTTAGATTATTAGGACAAATTAAACCAGTTATCAGTAGAAAGGAAAAAACAATAATGAGTAATTTTAAACTACCTACTGGACTAAATAAGGAAACTAGGGATTATATGAAAGATGTAATTTCTCACCTTACAGAAGCTGGAGTAATGGAAAATGTAGATACAGCTGCTTTAAATATGTTAGCTAGATGTTATGATACTTTTGTATTAGCTAGTAAGCAATTAGAAACAGACGGCTTAACTGTTAGAAGTGATAGAGGTAATATATCAGAGCATCCATTAGTAAAAGTTAGAAAGGATGCTATTACACAATCAATTAAGATAATGACAGAATTTGGATTAACTGCTAAATCTAGAGCTAAGTTACCACAAATGGAAAATGCAGATAGTGAGTTATCACCATTAGAACAGTTTGTAAAGAGTAATAGGGAGGTAAGATAATGAGTAATAACATATTTACAACATTAGGAGCTTCAAATCATTCAGAAGGAAAAAGAGAAGAGAATGATTTTTATGCAACAGAGCCAAAAGCCATAATAGAGTTATTAAAATATGAGAAGTTTAATAAAGATATTTGGGAGTGTGCTTGCGGTTAGAATCATATAGCAAATGTATTAAAAGATAGTGATTATAATGTACGTTGTTCAGATCTGATAGAAAGGATAAAAGGAATAGAAATTAAAGACTTTTTAGCTGATACAAATACTGAATTATGGAAAGGAGATATTATTACTAATCCTCCTTATAAATATGCTTAGCAATTTATAGAAAAAGCATTAGATATTATACCAGAAGGAAATAAAGTAGCTATGTTTCTTAAAATTCAATTTCTAGAAGGAAAGAAAAGAAAACTACTATTTTAGAAATACCCACCTAAAGTATTATATGTTAGTAGCAGTAGATTAAATTGCGCTAAAAATGGAGATTTTGAAACCTATAAAAATAACAGTGCTATTGCTTATGGTTGGTTTATATGGGAGAAAGGTTTTAAAGGTGATACTATAATTAAATGGTTTAATTAACTATGAAAGGATATTACCATTATGTAGAAGATGTACTTAATGGTAAAATAGTTGTTGGAGAGCTTATAAAATTAGCTTGCTAGAGATTCAAAGATGACCTACAAAGAGAGGATATTTATTTTAATGAATCTGTAGTAGATAAAGCTATTAATTTTATAGGCACTCTTAAACACTTTATGGGTAAATCCAGTGGAAAGCATTTTAAGCTAGAAAACTGGTAGCAGTTTATAATAGCTAATATAGTTGGCTGGTACTGGAAAGATGGGAATACCAGACGTTTTACCAGCTCTTATATAGAAGTAAGTAGAAAGAATGGTAAAACAGCTTTAGCTGCTGCTTTATGTCTTTATTATTTAATAGCTGATGGAGAAGATGGAGCAGAAGTAGATTTAGCTGCTAACAGTAAAGAATAGGCTAAAATTGCATTTGAGTTTTGTAGTAGCTTTAGTAAATAGTTAGACCCTAAAGGAAAGTATTTAAAGCCTTATAGAGATAATGTATAGTTTGCTTTAAATAATTCTAAGCTGAAAGTATTTGCTGCTGATGATTCTAAACTGGATGGATTTAATGCCAGCTTTGGACTTATCGACGAATACCACGCTGCAAAGAATAGTAAGGTTAGGGATGTTATTAAATCCTCAATGGGTATGCGTAATAATCCTCATCTATGTACTATTACTACTGCTGGTTTTGATAAAACTTTACCTTGTTATAAGCTAAGAAGTACATCTATAGAAATACTTAATAAACTAAAGACTGATGATAGTATGTTTATAGCTATCTATTCTTTAGATGATAAAGATGATTGGACGGATAAAGATAACTGGGTTAAATGTACTCCAAACTTAAATGTTACTGTAACTAGTAAGTATATTAAAGAATAGGTACAAAGTGCTATTAATAATCCTAGTGAGGAAGTAGGAGTAAAAACTAAAACCTTAAATCTTTGGTGTGATGTTGCTGATGTTTGGCTACCAGAAAGTTATATAGTTAAAGCTAGTAAAGATATACATTTAGAGGACTTTAGAGATTGTGAATGTTATATAGGTGTGGATTTATCTGCTACATCAGATTTAACGGCTGTATCTTATCTTATTGAGAAGGATAATATTTATTACTTTAAAACTGATTATTATTTGCCAGAATCTGCTTTAGTAGATAAGCCAGATAGAGAAACTTATAAACTTTGGAAACAGTAGGGATTAATTACTATTACTACTGGTAATGTTACTGACTATGATTATATTACTAATGATATTGTAGCTGCTAGTAATATCTTAAATATACAAAAGATAGGATATGATAAATGGAACGCTACTTAGTGGGCAATACACGCTACAGAGATAGGACTACCATTAGAAGAATATCCTTAGACAATGGGAAATTTTAACCGTCCTACAAAAGAATTAGAACGGTTAATATTATCTGGTAATACTGTTATAGATAACAATGAGATTACTAGATGGTGCTTTAGAAATGTTGAATTAAAATCTGACTATAACGGAAATGTTAAGCCTAATAAAGGTATAAAATCAAAAAAGATAGATGGAGTTATAGCTATTATATAGGCTTTAGGAATGTATCTTACAGTTCCTCATTATAGCAATGAAATATTAACTATTTAAGAATTATCATCCATATAACTTAATATGGTTTCTATTCTGCGTAATAAATCATCTGTTCCATTAACATTACCATAAAGAACATCATTGTAAAGATTTTTTACATCATTTTTAGCTATTACTAATATTTGTTTAGCATTACTACCTACTACAGTCCTTTCTATTACTCGTGTAGGTATATCATTAGAAGATGATTGATTTTCTATCTGCTCTTGCAAATCTTCACACTTTTCTTTATAATCAGCTAATTCTGATTGACAGCTAGATAATTGTGATTTACAATCATTAGCTTCTTTTTCTAATTGATTATATTTAGCTTGTAAAGCATCATAATCATCTTGGCTAGTACCACCACCACAAGAAACTAAACACAACGGAAATAGTAGCAATAATAAACTTTTTCTCATAATCAATAATTGTTAAGTTGGGACAAAGATACAAAAAATATATAATAAATGGGATTTTTTAGTAAAAAGAAAAAAATAGAAGAACGTAGTAATCCATTTGATTATTTGATGTATAATAGCACTGGAAGTTATACAGAAAGTAAGGCTTTACTACTTAGTACGGTTTATAGGTGTGTAGAAGTAATATCTGATAGTATTGCTTAGCTACCATTAGAGCCATATAAAATAGATAAAGACGGATATAAGATTAAATATACAGAGCATCCTACTTATAGCTTACTAAATAGAGAGCCTAATAATAAAATGACTAGGTTCACATTTATAAAGACTTTGGTTATTAGTATGCTTTTAAAAGGTAATGGATATGCTTATATAGAAAGAGATACTAATGGAAATGCTAAGGCTTTACATTATATTCCAGCTGAATTAGTAACAGTTATATAGCCACAAACTATTAATGATAATATAGTATATAGTGTTACTGGTATGGCTAATGCTGTTGAAGCTTGTAATATGATACACTTACTTAACTTTAGCTATAATGGCATTAATGGAATTAGTACATTAGCACACGCTAAAAATACATTAGGCTTATCTACAGACAGTGAAGCACACGCTTAGGGATTCTTTAAAGGTGGTGCTAATTTAGCTGGTATATTGAAAGTACAAAGTACTTTAACAAGTAAGCAAAAGAATGACTTAAAAACTAGCTGGTAGACTGCTTTTAGTCCCGTTACTGGTACACCAAATGGAGTAGCTGTATTAGAGGGAAATATGGAATTTTAGCCTATAACAGTAAATCCAGCTGATGCTTAGTTATTAGAAACTAGATAGTTTAATGTAGTAGATATATGTAGATTCTTTGGTGTATCTCCAGTAAAAGCATTTGATTTATCAAAGTCCAGTTATTCAACTGTAGAAGCTACAGAGTTAGCTTTCCTTACTGATACTCTTTCTCCACTGTTAGAAAAGATAGAACTGGAATTTGAGAGAAAATTATATAAACCTAGTGAGAGAGATAACATAGATGTTAGATTTAATACTGCTACATTATTAAGAGCTGATAAACAATCATTAGCAAGCTATTACAATACCCTATTTTAGATTGGTGTAATTAGTCCTAATGAGATTAGAAAAGAATTAGATTTACCAGCTTTACCAGATGGAGATAATACCTTTGTTTAGGTTAATGTACAAACTTTAAAAGCAGCTACTACTGTTGCTGAAAATAATACTATAAAGGATGGGAGTAATTAGAGTAACAGCAATCATTAATATAGAAAATAATTATATAAATAATGAGTAGCCAGAAGATAATACAATAACTGTTAAGCCTACAACAGATAATAAATATATTACTTTTAAAGATAAAAATATATAGGATTGGGCTTTAGCTAATTTTGATAAAGATAAAGATGGTAAAATTTCATACGAAGAAGCAGCTTAGGTTACTAGTGAAGAATTTAATAAAGCTAATCTAGCATCAGTTAACCCTACTACATTTGATGAACTATAGTATTTCATTGGATTGTAGGATATTAAAATAGGGGATTTCTCTGGTTTGGAAAGTATTACCTTTCCAAAAGTTGCATTAAAAGTAGACTGTATAAGAGCTACTAATATACATATATAGTATAAATTTGATTCTAGGATATTAGTGGCAGATAATTTAATAGTTAGTAATGAAGCATCTTTGGTTAATCTATATTCAAATGTCTACGTAAAAAACTTTATTGTAGATGAGAATAGCATAAATTACTCTAAAGTTGGAAATTTTCTATTATCAAAAGATAAAAACAAACTGATAACTTGTGACTAGGTAAAAACATCTACTATTATTCCTAACTCTGTTAATACTATTGATAATGCTGCTATAACTTAGTCACTGTTTACAAATATTACTATTCCAGATACAGTTACTACAATAGGTACAAAATTCTCAAATGGATTTTTAGAAACCATTGATATAGGTTAGAATGTAAAATATATAGATAAATATTTTGCTTATAATCCTATAAAGCTGAAAAAAGTAATATTTAGGGGTAAAATAGATGATGGGCTGGTTGGTGCTTTTCGCAGTATTAGATATACGTTTGATATTTATGTAAGGGATGAAGATATAGATTATTATAAAGGAATTTTACAAGCTCCTTATAATACCTATGTAAAACCTATTAGCACAATGAACTAATTATATGAAGGAAGTAAGAAATAATAATTTAGAAATTAGAGCTATCACACCAGAAAGTAGATAGGTAGAAGGATATGCTTTAGTTTTTAACTCTGAATCAAACGACTTAGGAGGATTTAAAGAGATTATAGATAGTAGAGCCTTAGAAGGAGTTATAGCTAATTCTGATGTACTTTGTTTACTTAATCACAATGAGGACAAAGGAGTATTAGCTAGATGTAATAAAGGTAATGGAAGTTTAGAACTTACTATAGATGATAAAGGATTAAAGTATGCTTTTGAAGCTCCTAATACTGCTTTAGGTGATGAACTTTTAGAAGGACTTAGAAGGGGTGATATTAGTACATCTTCATTTGCTTTTACTGTAGGTTCTGATAGCTGGGAGAAAAGAGCAGACGGTACTTATTTACGTACTATCAAAGATATTAAATAGCTTTATGATGTATCACCAGTTTATCACGCTGCTTATGATGCAACATCAGTTAATACCAGAGGACTAGATAACTTAAAAGAATAGGAAAAGAAAGAGATAGAAGACTATTATAAAGAACTAGAAAATAAAATTAATGGCTAACACATTAGAGTTATTGGATAAAAAGGAATAGCTTACTATTCAAGCTAAGAATATCCTTACAGCTGGTAAATCTGAATATAGAAAGTTATCAGCAGATGAAGAAAATGCTTACAATGATTTATGTAAGCAAATAGCAGATGTTGACAAAGAAATAAGAGATATTAATGATAAGTTAAACAAAGAAACAAACAAAGTAATTAAAAGAACTATGAGTAAATTTTCATTGATTAAAGCAGTAAATGACATCGCAAATAACCGTAATTTGGATGAAAGAAGTTAGGAAGTAGTAAACGCTGGTATTGCAGAAATGCGTAAGGCTGGGCAATCATATAGCGGTCAGATTGTATTACCTATTGAAGAAAGAGGTAATATTCAAGCTACAGTAACAACTAATGGTTAGGAAGTTGTAGCAGAAGATAAACTTAATATTTTAGAGCCACTTAGAGCTAATTTAGTAATGGCTTAGGCTGGTGCTACTTATATGAGTGGTTTAGTAGGTAATGTATCTATTCCAGTATATAGCGGTTCTAATGTAGGCTGGGCTGGTGAAGTAGATGCTGCTACTGATGGTGCTGGTAAATTTAGTGAAGTTAATTTAGAGCCTAAGAGATTGACAGCATTTATAGATATTTCTAAGCAGTTCCTTATTCAAGATTCAGTATCAGCAGAGGAAATGCTTAAAAATGATATTGTAAGAGCTATCTCTAATGAATTGGAGAAAACTATTTTAGGTAATGCTGCTGGTTCTAATACTAAGCCAGCTGGTGTATTTAATGGTGTAACTGCTGATACTACAGCTTTAGATTTTAAAGGTATTGTAGATATGGAGGAAGCATTAGAGGATAAAAATGTAACTGGTAATCTTGCATTTATTGTAGCACCTAATGTTAAGGCTACTTTAAAGACTACTCTTAAATCAACTGGAGTTTCTGGCTATTTAATGGAAGGTGGAGAAGTAGACGGTATTCCAGTTTATTCTACATCAGCTTGTACATCTAAAGGTATGGTATTAGGTAATTTCTCTGATTACGTAATAGGACAATGGGGCGGTATTGATTTGACTGTAGACCCATATACACAAGCAGCAAGCGGTAAAGTACGCTTAGTTATTAACGCTTACTTTGATGCTAAGCCACGCAGAGCCGAAGCATTTGCTAAGAAAGTAATTAAGTAATCTAGTCTATTTAATAAGTAAAAGCTATGTTTGTTACATTGAATGAAGCAAAGAAACATCTTAATATAGATGATGGTTTTACTGATGATGATGCTTATATAACAACTCTTATTTAGGTAGCAGAAGATTCAGTAGCTTAGCATTTAGACATAGCTTTAAATGAGTTAATAGTAGGTGGTAAATTACCATCTGCTGTTACTCATTCTATTTTACTAATGGTTGGTAATTTGTATGCTAATAGAGAGCCAGTAAGTTATAGTACTGTAATGAAAGTACCTTATACTATGGAGTATTTATTAGGACTTTATAAACATTATAATATACCATAATATGTAGGCTGGATTATTATCGGATAGGATTAGTATAGAAAGGGCAACTATTTAGTAGAATGGATTTGGAGCTAATGATACTAAATGGACTGAATTTATAACTACTAGAGCTGGAGTAACATTTAATGATGGTAATAGAACTAATGAAAATAATGAGATTATATTTACTTATAATGTAATCTTTAAAATTAGGTATTATCATTCTATAGATGAAAAAGATAGAATAATTTGGAAAAATAAGAAATATAGAATATTATCTTTAGAGCCAAATAAAAGTAAACAATCACTAACTATTAAAACGGAGCTTATAAATGAATAAAATAGTAGACCGTAGTTAGGTAGATGCTATGTTAGAAAAACTATCACCAGAGAATAGAAATAAAATAATGATGCAAGCACTTAAAAAAGGTGCTACAACATTAAAACAGTAGGCAGAAAGCGAGCTTACAAAGACTGGTATAAGATATAATACACCATCTAGATTTACTGGAAAAACATTATTATCTGGAATACGACTAAAAGCAGATAATGCTTATAGCGAAGTAAAGGTACATATTATGGGGGATTTTAGATTAAAATTCTTTGAAAAAGGTACTAAACAAAGATAGACTAAAAAACATAGTAATAAAGGAACTATTAAAGCAACTCATTTCTTTAGTAAAGCTAGATAGAATGAAACTAAGATTAATCAAGTAATAACAGAATTATTAGATAAAAAACTATGATAAGCAGTTTACAAATAGGAAAAGTAATATATACTTTATTAGATGTAGATTTTATTCATAAAGCAGTAGGTAATAAAATTTATCCTTTAATTGCAGATACAACTACTACCTTTCCTTTTATAATGTATCGAAGAACTGGGTTAATACCAGAAAATAATAAAGACTATACTAATGAATCTGTATTATGTGAAGTATTTGTTATTACTGATAATTATAAAGAGAGTGTAGAAATAGCTGAATTAGTAAGAGTAGCTTTAGAACATAAATCTGGATTAATAGCTGGAATAAATGTAGAAGATATAGTATTAGAAGATGGTTCAGAGGAATATATAGAAAATTCCTTTTTATAGAATTTGAATTTTAAAATAACATTAAATTAATATGGCTAACAGAAAAATTAAAGGTGGCGATTTGATGATGTTTATAGGTGGCAAGTCTATTGCACTTGCAACCTCACATACATTAACTATTAGTGGTGAAACACAAGATACAAGTAATAAAGATGAAGGTGGTGGAAAATGGGCAGCTAGTGAAGTAAGTAATCTTAGTTGGACTGGATAGTCTGAAAACTTATTTAGTGCTACGGGTAATGCTGGTATGACTTATGATGCTCTATTTGATGCAATGATTAGAATGGAGCCAGTAGATATGGTATTTGCTTTAAAGAAAGAAACTACAGATAATGTAGCTGAAACTGGATGGACTGCAACGGCTGGTAGTGCTACAAATACACAATATATAGGTAAGGCTGCTATTACTAATCTAGAACTTAATGCACCTAATGGGGAGTACGCAACTTTTACAGTACAATTTACTGGAGTTGGAGCATTAACACCTAAGAAAGCGTAATATTAACTAATAGCCTTTGTACCTTTATAATGTAGGTATGAAGGCTATTCTTTTTTAAATAGACTATGAAATTAATTACTATAAAAAATAAAGAATACAAGATAAAACAAACACTTAGAGCTTTGTTTATCTTTGAACAAATTACTGGTAGACCTTTTGAAATAAAGACGATGTTAGATAATTACATCTTCTTTTATAGTGTAATAATTGCTAATAATCCAGATAATATTTTAGATTGGGATGATTTTATAGATGCTTTAGATGAAAGCCCTAATCTACTTACAGAATTTACTGAATTAAATTAGGAACAAAATAAAGTAGATACTTTATTTAATTCAGAAGATAGTAAAGAAGAAAAAAAAAGTTAAGCATATCTGAATTATATAGTATATTGGTTCTACAGTTAAATTATCCTCCAGATTATGTATTAGACAAAATGGAGATATATGAAATAAATGCAGCTATGAAATATAGTTATTATAAACATAAAGATAGCTGGGAACAGACAAGATTAATAGCTTTTCTTATAGCATAGACTAATAGTAAAAAGCATTTAGAATTATCTGATATTATTAAGTTTAAATGGGATGAAGAAATAATAGAAGATAATATTATAACTGAAAAACAAAGAGAAGAATTAATTAAGAAAGCAAATCAATATATTATAAATAATGAGTGATTACGTTGTTAAGTTTAGTGGGTAGGATAACTTATCTGGCACACTGAATAAAGTAAAATAGGAACTAGATAAAACTGGAGATGCTGGTAGTAAGTTAGATAGAATTACTGATAAATTTGAGAAAATAGCAAATTCAGCAGCACCATTAAAAAAGAAATTGAAAGATATTCAAAATACTTTAGCTTAGATGAATATGGACGGATTAAGTAATACGGATATATTTCATAGAATGGCTGCTTAGGCAGCAGAGTATTAGGATGCTATTGGTGATGCAAGATAGGCAACAAGATTATTAAGCTCTGATACAGCTAACTTAGATGCTGGAATATAGGCTTTTAGTGCTATTGCTGGAGCAGCTACTATAGCTACTGGTGTAATGGGGATGTTTGGTGCTGAAAATAAAGAAGTATAGCAAGCTATTTTAAAAGTACAATCTGCTTTAGGTATTCTTAATGGAGTGTAGGCTATAGCAAATACATTAAATAAAGATAGTATTTTGATGCTTAAAATAAAGCAGATATAGGAATTAGCTACAGCTTAGGCTACAACAGTTAATAGTACTGCTACTGGAGTTAATACTGTAGCTACTGGTGCTAATACTGTAGCTATGAAAATTTGGAATACTGTTAAAGCTATAGGTAAAGCCTTATTAGGTGATTTTAGTGGATTACTTATAGTGGGAGCTGGTGCATTAGCTACTTATGCTATTGCAACATCTAATAGTGCTGATGCTGAAAAAGAACATCAAGACTAGCTAAATCAATCAGCTAAATCTGTAGATAATTATACTACAACTTTATCTAATACTTTTGCTTAGTTAATGACTGATTACACACGCTTAAAAGCTGAATGGAAGTCACTTAGTAGCGCACATCAAAAAAATCAATGGATTAAGGATAATGAAAACAAACTTACCGATTTAGGAATATCTGTTAATAATGTAAATAGTGTAGAGGAAGCATTTACTAAAAATACAAGTGTTGTAGTTTAGGGTTTTATAGCTAGAGCTAAAGCTGCTGCTTACTTATCTAAAATTACTGATGAATATAAAAAACAGATAGAACTAATTGATAAAATAAATACACAAACTGCAAAAGCAGCAGCAGAAGCAGCAAGTAGACCTAAAGTAGCAGATGGTCAAGAAATTACTGATGGAACATATAGAAATAGTAGATATGGTTCTGTTGGTTCTGATGGTAAATGGAGATTTAGTGCTAAAGGTGCTGATATTTATAATACTGGTAAATCTGATGGAAATAAATATGTAGAAGGATTAGAGAATTAGTTAAAACAATCTTAGAATAAAATCAAAGGTTATACTACATAGCTAACTGGAGAGCTTAATAAAGTGCCTAAAGTTAGTAAACCTTCTAGTGGTTCAAAAAAGACTAAGAAAACTAAGACTAATAAACATAAGAAAGTTATTAAAGCAGAGCCTAAATTTAATAAAGATGCTAATACGTTGCAAGGTATGCAAGACAATGTAACAGTATTAGAGAATAAGCTAAAAACATTAAAGGTAAATTCAGAGGAATTTAAAAAGACTACTAAAGAGATTTAGTTATGGAAAGATAAAATAGAAGTTGTATAGAAATCATTTGAAAAGGTAGAGCCGCCTAAATTTGAAAAAGGTTCTATAGCTGATTATGAAAATCAATTAAGTAAAGTAGATAATGATTTAAAGAACTTAAACTTAACAGAAGAGGAAAGAAATGCTAAGTTAAAAGAAAGAGCTGCTTTACTGGATTTAATTGCTAATAAAAAAGAAAAGCCATATCAAAATGGTTCTATATCGGATTTAGAAGAACAAATTAGTAAGCTACAAAATAGACTTAATAATGAAACTCTTACAGCTAAAGCCAGATTAGAATTAAAAACTAAAATATCTGATTTATAGAAATAGGTTGATAATCTTTCTGATAACACAACTATTAAGATTAAAAATGTGAGTATTGGAACATAGGATAAACTAGATAGCTTTAGTAATGCTTAGACTAATGTAGATTCTATTGTAAAATAGAGAGAACTAGGGATTATAGATAAATCACAAGCAGAAACGGAAATAGCTGCTATAAATGAATAGCTATAGTAGTTAGGTTTAAAGCCTATAAAAATACATATAGAATCTGATGTAGAAAAGACACTAAATGAAGCTCGTGATGCTATTGATTCTTTAGGTTCTAGCTTATCTAGTATTGGAAGTAATTTAGGCATACCAGAATTAGATGTAGCTGGATTAATGGCACAATCTGTAGCAACTATGATTAGTGGTTATGCAACTGCAACAAGTCAAGCAGCTTCTTTAGGTCCGTGGGCTTGGATAGCGTTTGCAGCATTAGGAGCAGCACAATTAGCAGCTATAGTAGGTCAAGTTAAATCTATGGGTTCATTTGCTAATGGTGGTATTATTGGCGGTGGTAGCACTCACGGAGATATGTTAACAGCTTAGGTAAATGCTGGAGAAATGATACTTAATGGCAAACAGTAGAAAAAGCTATTTACTATGTTAGATGGGAGTGGTAGTACTGGAAATAGTGGAGAAGTTACTTTTAAAATTGAAGGTTCTACATTAAGAGGAGTATTACATAATTATGATAATAAAAGGAATAAAATACGATGATATATAAAGGATAGTTCAGAAATAAAGATAATGCCTTATATACAGTTAAAATAACTACAGAGGGTACTACCCAGAGTAAAGATATTACTTTGGGTGGTACACCATTTGTAACATCAATGGTAGGGGATGGAGTTTATAAGCCAGCAAAATATACTGGAGCTACAGTAGCTATAGTTACTCCTTCTTATCACTTTGATATATATAGTGGTAAAGCACAAGGAACAAAAGTAGAGTTATATAAAGAAAATTCTATAGAATGGACTGGCTATGCAACTCCTAATTTATATGATATGGGCTTTACTAAATATAAGGAAACTATAGAGATAGAATGTATCGACGCATTATCAACATTACAATATATTAAATATGATATACCTAAGAAGAGTATAGTAAGTTTATATACTATTATTAATAAAATAGTAAAAGAATGTAATGCTTATTCTGGCTTTGTTATTAGTGCAAATACACAACTTAATAAAGATACAACTGAAACAATATTAGATAAATTATATATATCAGAATAGAATTTCTTTAATAAGAAAAAAGATAAGGAAACAGATAATGATGTAGCGTGGAATTGCTAGGAGATACTGGAAGAAATATGTTAGTACTTAGGAGTAACTGTAGTAGCTGATAAAGATATAGTTTATTTTTTGGATTATGATGCTATTAAAAATGGAATCAATGAATATTATAGCTATATTATTGATAATCCTACTCCAACTAAAATAACTCTAGAACATTCTAAAGTTATTGTAGGAAGTGATTATAGTGGGGGTAGTTCTAGTTTATCAATGGATGATGTTTATAATAAGGTTACTGTTAAAGATGATTTTTATACCTTTGAAGAAGTATTACCAGATATGTTTAATAATGCTATTAATATTACATCTGACTAGGACACCACTTTACAAAAATCTGACAATATTAATAACGGTATGTATGGAGAAATAATATCTAGTAAAATAGGTAATACAGCTAGTAGTACTAATACAAATATGATAGTAATGCTTGATAGAGTGAGAAATCCAGAAAGCGGTGGTTATAGTGATTTAAATGTTGTATTTGTTAAGTACTTTAATAATCCATATTATAAGTTTTACAAGTATGATTCTAATGGTAGAGATATAACGGATAATGTTACATCCTTAAACTACACAGATACTAAATCTATGAATGGAGCTACTATAGCTAAATTTTGTGTTAAGAAATTAGATAAAGGTTCTGATATACCTACTATGTTTGCTGATACGATATTTAAGATATTAAATAAATAGCTTACTTTAGATGGTTGGTTAGCTGCTAATGATTTTAGTAAGGTTGATTTTTCTGATTATATTGTATTACTCAATCCAAACAATATTAGTAATGATAAAATAACTCAATATCCATATTTTCAAACTGTAGTATCTGATACTACTGCTTTATTTGGTGGAGAAAACGCTTATCTTATTATTAGTGGTAATTATATGTATCATTACTTTACTGATGACCCCTACCCTATTCCAGAAGGAGAATCAGATATAGCATAGGGTAGGTATGCTATGGATGCTGGATAGACCTATTTAATGGCTAAATTATAGTGGGGTAATCTTTATTGGAGTGGAGATTAGAAAAAAGGAAATAATGGCTGGGTAACATCAGAAACTACTTTCAAAATTCCATATATGAAAGATACAGCTGATAAGAAAGAACGTAGGGCAGATGCAACTATGTTTAAGAATCTAAAGTTTATCAATAATGTAAATTGGCGTATAGGAACAAATGAGCAAGGATATTTAATTACGATACCTAAAAATAAAGTAATTGGTGGAATACCAACTTTAACCGTATATAAGCCATTTGACCCTAATTATCATAGCTCAAAATCTGGAAAGAATAAAGGATAGCACTATAAACACAGTTGTGTATTTCTAAAAGATTTTAAGTTTAAGGCTATAATTGGCGACCCTACATTTAGTAATATTAATGATACTGATACAGTGTACACTAATGTTATTAATGATACCTATGTAACAGAATTTGAGGAAGTCAATTTTAAGATATGTACTTATGATGGGAAAAAACCTAATTATAGTTCTGTAGCTATAAAAGAAGGTGATACTATGAAATATTTAGATACTACTTATAATAAGGCTACTAAGCAATCATTAAGGCAAGAAGAACACTATATTTATAAAACAGTAAATCAGTATAAAGAGCCATCTATAATTTTAAACTTAGGCTTAAAGAACACCTTTAAAATATATGGCTTATATAAAGATACTACTATTAAGAATAAAAACTTTATCATAGATAGTATAAGTATAGATTATAGACGTTGTTCAAGTACTATAAATCTTATAGAAAAGAAATAATATGCAAATCAATAAATATAATATCTCAAAAGAAACTAAGAATAGTAGCACAATAAGAGGAGATGTTATAACTAATACAACTACCAGCGTAACTACTGAATTAGAAACACATACTATATATGGATAGCCCTATAATGGTAAATAGGATGTAGGCGGTGATATGAGCAATATTACCAGTATTACCACTGTAGGCGGTGATATTAATGTAAAAGCTACTACAGACGAACAAGACAAAGTAGGCGGTAACATTAATGCAGAAGGTACTATTAACGGTAATAAACTAACTGGAAATGATATTATTACTGATACTGGAACTATTAAGAAAGCTACTATTAATAATGTTTCTGGAGATACATTAAACTATTTAGTTGGTAAGTTTAAAGAATTGACTGGAACAAAGGCTACATTAAGTGATTTGCTTGCTGGTAACATATCAGTAGAAACTCTTACTGTTACTAAGGCAGCACACTTTTTCAGCCTTATAATAGATGAAATTAAATCTGTAGGCGGTTAGATAATTCTTACTCCAGCTAATGCTACTATAGAAAAAGTAACTACAATAAATGATAACTTTAAATGTTATTGGAGAGCTACAGATGGAGATAAAAAGATATATAATCAGTTTGCTTAGAATGATTAGATAGTATGCCAAACATTTAATGTTGGTACAACTGATAATGTTGCTAATACCTATTACTGGAGATTATGTACAGAAGTAGGAACTGAAACTATAGAGAATATTTTATATAACTATGTTATACTTTCTGCTACTGATAAAGATATAGTTTCTACAGCTAATCCAGCTAAAGGAGATAAGATAGTATAGCTTGGTAATAGAACTGATGTAACCAGATAGAACGCTATTATACTTTCTGCTTATAATAGTAAATTCTTAGATACTGCTTTAGTAGCTCCTTCTATTGTACAATATAAAGGAATTAATGACTACAGATTAGATACACATAGATTAACCGTACTAAGTTCTGGATTAAATGAATTTACTGGTAATTTTAAAGTATCTACTGGAGAAAGAATAGAGGACTATGTAAAGCATAACGCTTATTAGGGAGAAAATAATATAGATGTAAGAGTTTACTCTGTAGACGGTAATTTAACTCTTATAAATGATAGAGAAGTAGATTTATATGCGGAAGTATGGTATGGTACGGAAAATATAACCGACAAAATACCACCTTCATTATTTAGCTGGATTAGAGTTAGCACAAATAAGGATGCAGATACAGCTTGGAATAAAACAAAAGAAGGTATAGGAAAAACCATACATTTAACAGATAATGATGTAATTAGAAGATGTACTTTTAATTGTATAATTGATATTGATAACATTAAAACTTATTTATAATTATGGCTATTGCAAGAGGACAAATAACAATCGTTGATTTAAATGATGGTAAATCTATTAATCTTTTTTTATCATCTAATCAGCCAGCAACACAGATTTTTAACTAGGAAAATAGTTCCTATGTACCTAATTATCCAGCAACTAACTTAGTAATATCTCCAGAAGTTTATGTATCTGGTACTGCAACTAACTAGGTAGCTAGATTAAAAGGTACTCCAGTTTGGAAGATAAACGGCTCTCCTACTCTTAATAACTTTGGAGCAACAGCAGCTACTACATCACCTTACAATCTTACAATTAAAAACAATCTTAGTAATCTTAATGCACTTTCTATAGAGTGTACAGTAATCTATGTAGACCCAGATACTGGAGCTGAAACTACAGCTAAGGCAGTTTATACTGTTACTAAGGTTGTTAATACTGGATAGTCAATTAGAGCTATTGCTTATGCACCTAATGGCACTGTATTTAAAAATGGTAATGTAGCATCTTTAAAAGCTCATTGCGATTTGTGGAGAGGTTCAGCTATTGATAATACTAATGTATCTTATAAATGGTAGGTACTGGATGGTACTTGGAAAGATATTACTACAGCTAATGCTAATGGTATTACTAACTTTAATACAAATGAGATTACTATACCAGCTGATGCTGTTTTAAACTTTGCTAGTTATAAATGTATTATTACTGATACAGACCCTTCTAGTGGTACTAGAAATACATCAGTAGCAGATATTATATCATTTGCTGATATGAGTGACCCATATTCAGTAGATATAGAAGCACCAGCTGGAACTACTCTTACCAGTGGTAATACATCTACTACATTAAAGGTTAATGTATGGCAAAATGGAAATCTTTTACCAGATAGTTTTTTCACTGGATTAACTTGCACTTGGTAGAAATATAATAAAGATGGTGCTTTAGATAATAGCTGGGGTACAAGCGGCACAAAGACTGGTAGAACTCTTACAGTAACTAAAGCAGAAGTAGCAGTAAAAGCTACATATATAGTAACTTTGAGTAAATAATAATTTGGGGTAGGTATAAAAACCTACTCCATTTAAAATTAATAATATGATTAATATAGCAAGAGGACAAATAACCATATCTATATTAGAAAAAGGAGATACTGGAGCTGCTGGTAAAGATGCTGAATTTGTTAAGCTATAGTTTTACACATAGGAAGCGTATGTAGATAGTAATGAGCATCTACATATTAATATTAGTGGAAGGATTATATAGGTTACTGGAAATACTATAAAAGCAGTAGCCAACCCTACAAAATATGCTATATATGGAATGATAAAACATTCTGATATAGATTTTGATGTTACTATTAATTCTGATGGAACTTTTCGCTATATAGATAATGATGCCTCCTATGAAGGGTAGGACAATGACCCAATTACACACATTGAAATAACATTTGGTGAAAATGGTGGAATTATAGAAAGATATACAATACCAGTAACATTAATTCCATCTGCTACATTTGAAATTAAATAGGCTACAGATAAAGAAGTAGCCAGTATCAAAAGTAGAATAACAGCTAATGAAACTAAGATAGCAAATAATGTAAAGTAGATAACTAATAACTATTCTACATTAAATTAGAAAGCAGATAGTATAAATTCTACTGTTACTAGTATTAAAACTACAGTAGATAAAATACCGTCAACATATACCACAAAAACAGAGATTTCATAGACGGCTAATAGTATTAAATTAGAAGTAACAAATAATGTTGCAGACAAATTAAAAACAACTGGTATTAATCTTAAAGATGGATAGATAGTAGCTACATCTAATAACTTTAAAGTTATTAATGAATCTGGATAGCCTACCTTTGAAATTGATTCTAAAGGTAATTTAATAGGTAGTGGAAGTGCTAGATTTTAGGGGTGTGTATCTTATGGAAAAACAATAATCACTAAAGAAAACTTTGAGTATTATATATAGAAAGGTAGTTATAGCGGACTTAGATTAGATAAAGTAATGCCTAGAATTTAGATAGGTAATAATGAAGAGCCAGTAGGAGGAACTAGAACATACCTACCTTAGCAAAATTTATCATTACCTTAGATGTTTATAAGTACAGTAGATGGTGATGCTATTATGGGTGGTATGAGTTTAGGCTTAAAAAAATCTGAATGGAATGAGATTTGTAGAGGATTTGCTGGAAACTTTTTTTATATATACAATAAGATAAACCCTAAATATCCAGCTAATACCATTAGTATTTATGGGGATATTGCTGGTATGCCACTCTCTTATACATCATACATAGATATAAAATCTGGACAATTCTTAGTATTAAAGTGTGAAATAGGAATAGAGAAGAAAAGTACTTAGGAGTGCTTAGTCTGGAAATATGTAAACTTAGGTAAAATTTCTATATAATTAATGGATAAATGGTAGACTTTAGGCATTAAGGATAAAATATAGTATAGTATGGCAATAATACTAGTGATTAGTGGTATAGCTATTGCTTTTCTATCCTTTTTCCTTAATGCTTTTAATATAGCCACTGGAGTATTAATATACATAGCTTAGGCTTTTATTACTGCTGGTGGTATCTTTGGAGTAAGTATTTACTTTAAAAGTAAGATAGGAGAGTTTGAAACAAAAGCTGATAATAAGATTATAGATGTACTTACTGATGCTTTACATAAAATATCAAATGATAATAGTAGTAAAGAGAACGGCAAAAATGAATGATTACACTATAGGTAATCTATATATAGATGGATAGTTTTTCTGCAATACATTAGAAGATACTGATAGAGGATTAAGTGATAGTTAGAGTTTACTATATATTAAAGCTAAAAAGATATTTAGTAAGACAGCTATACCTACTGGAACTTATAAAGTAGAACTTACTTATAGCTCTAGATTTAAAAGAATATTACCATTAATAGTAGGGGTTAAAGGATTTGACGGTATAAGAATCCATTAGGGTAACTTTCCTAAAGATACAGAAGGTTGTATATTAGTAGGAAAGAATACTTTTAAAGGTGGTGTATTTGACAGTAAAGAAACATTAGAGAGATTGTTAAAGAAAATAGAAGGATAGAAAGATATTATTATAACTATAGAATAAAAATTAGGCTGGTACTTTGTGTATCAGCCTTTTTTAGTATCTTTGTCCCTATGGATATTCAAAGTAGAGAAGATTATTATGATGAGCCATTACTGGAGTATGTAGTGGACTTTGCTAATAAAGTGTTTCCCACTTATGACAGAGAGGGCTTTTATGAGTCTAATATGCCAGATTTATTTGGTGATAGATATGTAAAAGGAATAATAAAGCCTATTGGCTTTGATAAATACTTAGATGATAAACTAGAAATACAATATACTTTAGATGCTTTTGGCTTAGATTCTAACAAATTCTGGTATCTCTGTTTATTCCTTAAAGACTATGTAAAAGGACAAACAACAAATGCAATAAAGACTAATCCAACACATAGGGAAGAACTATCTAATTTGTTATATGAATTAAATAAAATGAATATAAAGATAAAATATGACCGTATATTATCAGCTGAAAAAGGTGGGGAACTTTCCTTTAAAGTAGAAGGTGGCAAAAAGGTTGTTATTACCGATAAGACAACTTTAATTTATATAAATGCAGCTATAACTATTTTTATGGAGAAGTATAACAAGATTTTAGATAAATCAACATTAGATATAAAAGCAACTACCAGCCTACCATTAATCTATCAGATATATCTATTTAATAAGTATCTTAGTATGTTTCTAAAGCCATTAGTAGCTAAAAAAGGAGCTAGAGCATCTAAAGATAAATCCTTCTTAATATCTAAAATGATATATGTACTTAGTATCTCTGATGATGTTAAATTTATAACGGAATATAAAGATAATGGTGATAAACTAAACCATTTAAAGAATCTTCTAAGTAGATATAAGAATATAAAAATACCAACGCTTAATAGTATTTATTGGTAACTACATTATAACACTCTATTTTTAGGGTGTTATTTTTTTGTCATTTTTTACCCCTTAGTCTATTACTTAATATTCTTTTCTATCATAAATAACTATTATATCTTTGCAGCGAAATAAAACAAATCTGGTGCTTAATACGACCACCAAAGCCACATCAGAGGAGTTATAATTAATCTGGCTTAGGAGGATTATTAATATGAAGAATATAATTACATATTCAGAGTTAAAGAACAATGGTAAAGAAGTAGCTTTTGTAGCAAACAATAGAAACCTAAACAAAGCTAACCTAAAAAGCATTTGTAAGACTTATCAACAGTTTCACACTAACATTTCTCCTATTATTTATGTATCTGGAGAGAAAGCCCAGAATGAAGGCTTAAAAATGATAGATGCTATTACTGGAGAGAATATAAATAATCCAGAAAATTATGTAGTTATTGTTGACGGACAGCATAGATTTATAGCACGTAGAAAGACTATTAAAGTATCTGATAGTGGAAAAGAGTTACTAAGAGATACAGATACTCCTACTGTAGAGGATGATAAGTTACTATTTATGGAATGTACTGTAGATGATTCTATTAATAATATCTTAGGTGCTGCTAACTATGCTGCTAAGACTTGGCAAACAAATGATTACTTAGTTGGTGCATCAATGGATAGTACAGACGAAGCTACTAAACTAGCTGGAGAATTAGTAAAGAGAGGATTTAAGGCTAGTACTATAAGCCTTATAATGTATGGTAAAGCTGATAAACTAAAGAGTGCAGACTTAAAAAGAGCCTATGAAGATAAAGCACTTAATCCAAATGGATTAGATTTAGATAGAGCTAAAGAATTTTTAGATATAACTAATAAGCAATTTAAAGATACAGTAATTAAGAAACGTTACCTTATTCAAGCTGCTTTAGAGTTAGGCAATGATAAGCTAAGAAATCTGACAAAAGAACAAATAAAGGAGATTAGTAAAGCTAAAACCAAAGAGGAAGTAATATCTATTATCAATAAGTAAACAAAGATTATACGGACTTATTATCCTTATTAATAATACTCTGTAAGTAGGAAGGATAGGATACAGAGTAAATTAAACTATTAATAATAATGACCAAAATTAATTTTAACATTGGTGAGGAAAGTTATACTTTTAATGCTACTATGGAAGTAAAGTTAGATGGAGAAGATAAACCAAATAATTTAAGAGTAGAAACCATTTTATCCGAAGAGATAAAGAGGTATATTAATAACAATAACTTAAAGGGAAAGCCAAAGCATATATCTATAGAAGATGAATGTTTTATAGGAGAGTGTACAGACTTATCTGTAATTGGAAAATTAGAAATAAGAACCAAATAGGGGTATGGGGTAAAATTTTAA